ATCAGTAAAGGTATTTCTTATATCCCTTGACAGCCCGGGGATGCCCCGCTTATTTTCTATTCCTTGGCTGATAGTATGGGCAAGCCTTTTCTTGGTTTCTGCATCCATCCCCTTGACTAATGTAGCTCCATGCTGTTTTGCCCAGTCTATCGCTTGAGATATCGGTGGTCCCTCGTATGCTATCGGGATACCACCCTTAGTCTTACCCCACGTTATCATATCGGCTTGACCCGATATGTAGGTCTCTACTATTTGACCTGAGATTTCTGTTTCAAGTTTCTCATCAAAGGTAGCCAGTAGGGGATTGAGTATCTTAGCAGATTCACTGCCGATAGACTCTTTCACATAGTGATTATACAATTGCCCTAGAAGATGATAAGGGAATCCTTTCTCCAGCCTGTCAAAGTATTTACTTAGTTCCCTTTCGAGCCTTTTTCTTTGTCTTAGGTTTCTTGGGCTGTTTGGGTTTGCTGGGATTTTGGCTTCTAATATCTGTATTATCTGGTTCAGCCCCGCCACTATTGTCATCTGGTATCTCCTCTGCACACGCTTCGCATTTGACTTGGATTAGTCCGTGTTCTAGTTCCGTAAAACCTTTACCCTGGCAATTAGGACATACATTCATTTCTTGCTCCTTTTTAAGCCACTGCTACTAAGCAAGTGCCTAAGATTACGCACCCCAGTATCAAAAATCCCACGCCGATTAGCAAACACCCAGTCTTTTGAATTCCATTCATTCTACTACTCCTTTTTGTCTATCGCTTCCAAGAACCGCTTAAATGCCCTATTCAGGGCTATCTCTGGGTTAGCCTTTGTTTCCTTTTGAAGTGCATCTATTACCTCGCTGGTATCATCTATCCCTAGTGACATCAGCGCCACTTGCTGTACATCTCTGGAGGTTGCAAGTTCGGGTATAGCCTGAATGACCGACAGCAACGACTGAGCCATCCCTGCAACATCCTCAGGGGCTATCGCCGGGAAGTCTCTATCAACATACCACTTCTCAGGAGCGACGCCAGCATGTTCTAGGACAACCTCATCGATGTCCTTGTAGGTATCGCTCCATACCTTCTGGTAAGACTGGAACATCTTGAACATCGGTAGCTCCACGGTCTTAGCCGTAGCTAGATTACCGATTGATATATCTCCAAAATACTGTTCGGGGATTCCAACGGCTGCCGCTATCTGGAGCTTAATCATCCTACCGTCTTGATAAGCACCAGACGCACCGGTCTCTTGTTTCATTACCGTAGTTTCTACCCCAAGGTTCTCCGCCAGCGTGGAAGCGGCGGGTATATCTTGTCCATGAGTTTTTGCCTTAATGGCATCTACAGCTACTTGCCCGCCCTTTACCTTTGACTTCCAAGCAAATTTAGCCAGAGCCAACATAATTGCTATTCTTGAAGCTAAGAACTTAGTAAGATACTTTAACCATATTAAGGCAGGTAATAATAGCGGGTTGCCTCTCTGTGAGATGGTGTTATAAGTTAAATGATAGACTAGGGCATCTTCAGTCTGCTGGACTCTTGTCCCATACATATCAGGAGTAGCTTCATTTTTTAGATTGGTTGTGCTACGGTAAATATCTTCATGTGCTTTACCTTGCGCATCTGACCAAGCCCTCTTGTAAAACTTTACATCATCTTTATCATCGGGGTCGGTAATTATCTCGATTATCTCTAAGGGATCGATACGCCTTATTTTTACATCTTTCGCACCTAAGAAGATAGCAAAGAAAACCTCACCATCGATTAAGAGTTTATCGGATGACTTCCTCTGCCCTCTGGCTGATAAGACAGCCTGGTTAGCCTTAGAATCCCAAAACGCTTCTAATACCTTTTTGGTTGCCTCGTTTCCTTTTTCAACACTCCATGTCATACCCGTTCCAAAGGTATAATCAGTCCACAATCTGATAGCTTGCTTCCCCATAGGGTCTTTGACGGAATATAATCTAGATAGTTTAAGGTTTGTTATCCGTTCTGACGTAGTAATAACATCCCCCGTGGTTCCCGATAGGTTAATCCAGCCGGCATCTTCTAACGCAAGGTCAGCCTCAACGCTTGCAGTAGCTTCTCGATATAGAATATCTAACTCATCTCTTGGTGCAAGCTCTCTCAGTTTCTTTGTTTCTTTATCGGTCATAATTCCAAATCCCTCACCGCTTCCATTGAGTCGTAAACAATAATAGTTTCCTGCTCAGGCTCCGTTCTCATAAATGCCAGTGCCTGGGTAGTGCTATCTACCTGGTCGTCATGTTCAGCGTTTGGGAAGGCGGACAGCTCCTCGATGTAGTCAAATAGCCATGGTGCGCTCTCCGGTAAAAAGACTTTCCCAGCCTCTATCAGTGGAGTAACCGAGTTTGCCCTTGCCACTTTATTACTGTCAACCTTATACGGCAATACTGGTATCCGTGTATTCCGCTGTATCTCTTGTATCAAAGACTGACCGCTAGCCTTATCTTCTACTAGTACCAAGTTGGGTATATCTCGTTCATATAAGGCAACCGCTACTCGTTTCAGTTCGGGGAATTCAACCTTATCTCGCCAGATGTCGAGCAAGTAAAATGCGTTCTGTGTTTCTCCCCACATAGAGCAAACCGACCAGTCATTCTGTTGCTTATCTTTGAAGGCCGTGTCCCAACTGTGGATTATCCTATTAAAATTCGGTCTCTCCTTGTAGAACCGCCACCACTCCCGCTTGATTATGTTTCCTTCGGCTATTGTCGGTGAGCCCTGATATAGCGACTCAAAAGCCCGTGAGCCGATGGAGGACTTGATAGTCTCTAATACTTCCAGTGGGTACCGCTCAGTCCATAACGCTTGCCCGTCTTCTATGGCTTTGAAGTGTAGGACTGCCCATTGGTCAGCGGTAGGGTCTTCCTGAGATTGTTTTATTAACCGCCCAACAAGGTCATCTTGATGCCACCTTGTCATTACTATAATTATAGCAGCATCGGGTTCTGCTCTCGTCCTGAACACTTTCAGATACCAATCCCAAACCTTATCTCGTATGGTCTGGCTGCTAGCCTCCTCCTCATCCTTAACAGGGTCGTCTATTATCCCGACATTAAAACCCCTGCCAGTTAGACCTCCACCTATACCGACTGCGTAGTAAGAACCACCTTGCTTAGTCCCCCACTCGTGAGCTGCTTGCCGTTCGGGTATTATCGTTTCCTGTCCTGCTCGCTCAGGACGATGGTGTATATCAGGAAAGAGCCTCGTCATCTCAGGAGATACGAATATGTCCCTCGCCTGACGTGAATGTGTTAATGCAATAGACTCTGCATAGCCCGCTTGAACTATATAGTTTTCAGAATGCCTTGCCAAGTACCAACACGGGAAGCGAAGGGATATGAGCTCTGATTTTCCATGTCTGGGAGGGAACAATACCATTAACCGCTTTAACTCACCGCGCTCTATAGCTTCTAACGCCTCTGCCAACGCTACGAGATGAGGTGCTGTTTGGTATTCTGGCATAGTATATTGGCAGAGGGGTATTAAGTTTTCAATAGCCTGCTTACGCCTAAGTAGCTCTGCTCCTACCCTCCGCAATTGCGAGGAGTTCTTCGGTGCTGTAGTCTTCAAGGTTTCTACTGATACTGCCACTATGCTCTACCTCTGTTTTGTCACTCATCTCCAACCAGTTCTTAGCAAGGAAGATTGCAACATTCCCCTGTTTCTGTGCTAACTTAAATAGGTTAGCCCGCAGGCTCATTAAGCCTTTTTGCCTCTTACGCCTAAAAACTACGCTAAAAGGACTGCCGTAATGCTCCTTGATTTTCCGCTCAAGAGTTTTCACAGAGCAGTCAAGATAGTCAGCGATTTCTACCAATGTGCATTGTAAAGCACAATAATCCTCAAACTGCTTCCAATCTATTGTTATCTTGGGTCTGCCATTGCCATTAAAGCCCGTGCCGTTATTAGTTGCCATCTATCCTCCCCCCCAGTCATCTTGTTTCATAGTCTCAATTTTTACCTTGAACGCCTGCCCCTTTAACATTACCAGCTTAACAGCCTCCGATAGTTCTGACTCTGGTATATCAAGTTTAACCCTAGTAGCTCCGTCTCCACCGATACTAATTGCCGATTGTATATCAGGCAAGCTGGCAATAAATTCAATCTTCATTCAACCCCGTAAATGAAAAAGCCCGACCTGTTTAGCCGAGCTTTGATAACTATAGCTTTCTTTAGTGTAAAGTATTTTAGCTTCTTTGTCAAGTATTTAAATGTTTTAGCCCACTAATTAGTGCGTTTCTTGTATCTTCTTTCTGTTTTCCACCTTTGATATGATTGAACCTTCTTGTCCAATCCCTTTATATACATTAGC